ATGACCTCAACTCCTAACGGATTGAATCATTTTTGGAAAACCTGTAAAGGTGCTAAAGAAGGTACAAACGGTTATGAATATGTCGAGGTTATGTGGCATGATGTCCCAGGAAGGGATGAACAATGGAAAGAAGAAACACTCGAAGCGTTAGACTTCGATATGGAAAAGTTCAACCAAGAATATTGTTGTCAATTTCTAGGTAGTTCAGGTACTCTAATAAGTGGAGCAAAACTCAAAGAACTTGCACCATCGAGGCCAATAGCTGAAAGCGAACACATAATACAATATGAAGTAGTACAACCAGAACACTCATATGTTATGATAGTAGATGTATCAAGAGGTAAAGGGCTTGATTATTCTGCGTTTAATATAATAGATACAACAGAGATGCCATACAAACAAGTATGTGTCTTTAAGGATAATACCATAAGTCCGGTTGACTTTGCTTCTGTTATATATAGAATAGGGCTGATGTACAATGAGAGTGCCGTGTTAGTTGAAATTAACGATATCGGGGAACAAGTTTCCGATGTACTCTTACTAGACTACGGCTATGAAAATCTTCTCTTTACTGAAAATGCTGGCAGAGCCGGTAAACAGGTATCGAATTTTGGAGGGAAGAGATCAGATCATGGAATAAGAACAACACGTAGCGTAAAATCAAAAGGTTGTTCTATACTGAAACTATTAATTGAACAAAACCAGTTAATAATACAGGATTACGCTACAATACAGGAGTTATCAAGGTTTAGTAAAAAAGGTAACAGTTATGAAGCAGAATCAGGATCAAACGATGATCTTGTAATGACTTTAGTATTATTTGCGTGGTTATCTGACCAAAGGTTCTTTAGAGAACTAACAGATATTAATACTTTAGCAGAATTAAAAGAAAAAACAGAACAACAGCTTGATGACGAACTACTACCTTTTGGATTTATAGATAATGGAGACCCACAAGCAGACGCTGCAGGGTGGATTGAATTCCCAGAGCATGATCGTATGTTTTATTAAGAAATGTATGATTAACTTTTTTTATAAATAAAACTGTGATAACTAAATAAATTAAAAAAAATATTTTTTAGATAATAATATTAAAGGAGAATAATATGGCTTTTTCCGTAAGTCCTTCCGTAATTGTTCGAGAGGTGGACGCATCAGCATCGGTTCCTGCCATCGCGACGCCACCTGCTGCAATAGCTGGGGTTTTTAGATGGGGTCCCGTAGGTGAAGCAGTTTTGCTTTCTTCAGAAAATGAATTAGTTTCTCGTTATGGTTCGCCTGACGCAGATAACTATGAAACATTTTTTGTAGCTGCAGACTATCTTTCGTACTCAAACGCTTTGTATGTAGCTCGTGTCGATAACGGCGCAACTCGTGCACAAGCAACTACATACGATGCAAACAACGCTGTCGTAGCAGCTGGTTCTTTCGAAGGTTTATACCCAGGAGTATTGGGGAATTCATTAGAAGTTGCATATGTAGATGGAGCTAGTTACGAAGGTACTATAGTTACCTTAGGGAACATTCCAACAAACAAGATAACTGGTAATACAGACATTACTCATACGCTTGCTTTTAACACCGACACAATAACTTTTGAAGTTGCTAAGGCAAATAAAATTGCGGTCGCAACTGTTGCTGCTGACGACGTATTCGTTATCGGTAATACTTCAGTAGGTTTCCAAAGCATTCCTGTTACTTCAATTACTGAAGAAGCAAGAAACGCTGCCGGTACTGTTGAGACTGATGATTCATTAATTGCTGCGTATGGATACGTTGTAACACTGAATGGCAAATATACATTAGCAGAATCCGATCTAAACAAGTTAAGTGTTGATAAAAAGTGGGCATGGTCAGGTTTGTTTGGCAAAAAGCCTCAAACTGGAAACTATCATATCGCTGTTATTGACCAAGACGGTTCAGTTAGCGGTACTGCTGATTCGGTCTTAGAACTATATACTGATGTATCTACAACAACTTCTGCTAAGTTAGCAAGTGGCAAAACTAATTACTACAAAGATGTTATTACTCAAGAATCTTCATGGGTTAGAGTAGCAAACACCGCTCACTTTGAAGCTGCAGGATCTAGTTCATCTTACGAATCATTAGTAGGTGGTACAGCAGGTAGAACTGAAACAACAGCAACTCTCGGTGATCTTGCCGCAGGTTACGACTTGTTTAAATCAGCAAACGAAATTGATGTTTCTTTTGTACTTCAAGGTAAAGGTGATAGTGCAGGTAATCTTGCTACGTACCTTATCTCGAATATCGCAGATTACAGAAAAGATTGTATTGCGTTTATATCGCCTGCTAAATCAGACGTTGTTGACGAAAGTAAAACAGAAGCTAAACTAGCAAATGTAATTGCATATCGTAACTCATTACCTTCATCTTCTTACTCAGTAATTGATTCAGGTTATAAGTATAGATACGATCGTTATAACGATGTTTATAGATACACTCCACTTAACGGTGATGTTGCTGGTCTTGCTTCAAGAGTTGAACCTTTTGAATCTCCTGCTGGTTTCCGTAAGGGCGTAATCAAAAATGTTGTTAAACTTGCGTTCAATCCTAATAAAGCTCAAAGAGATCAATTGTATAGTAACGAAGTTAATCCAGTTATGAGTCAAGTAGGACAAGGAATTGTACTGTTTGGTGATAAGACCGGTTTAGGTCAGAATAGTGCTTTCGATAGAATCAACGTTCGTAGATTGTTTATTGCTGTTGAAAAAGCAATTGCTAACGCTTCTCAATCGTTCTTATTTGAATTAAACGATGAATTCACTCAAGCTCAGTTTAAAGGAATAGTTGAACCGTTCCTACGCGATATCCAAGGTAGACGTGGAATTGTTGATTTCAGAGTTGTATCTGATTCAACTGTAAATACTCCTGCTATTGTAGATCAAAGTAAATTCAGAGCTAATATCTTTATTAAGCCTGCACGTTCAATTAATACAATCGAACTTACTTTTGTTGCTACAAGATCTGGCGTTGAGTTTGAAGAAATTGTTGGTTCGCTCTAACATAATAAATATTTTAAATAAAGGAGAATAAGAATGGCATTTAATATAAATGAGTTTAAATCACAGCTTACCGGCGGTGGTGCTCGGGCCAACCTTTTCCAAGTGCAAATTTTAAACCCAATTGATTCGTCGGCTGATTTAAAGTCGGCGTTTATGATTAAGACCGCTGCGTTGCCTGAAAGTACCGTAGGGGAATTTGTCGTTCCGTATTTTGGAAGAGAAGTTAAGTATGCGGGAGATAGAAAGTTTGGGCCTTGGTCAGTAACAATCCTTAACGACGAAGATTTCTTAGTACGTAATTCGTTAGAAGCATGGATGAACGCAATTAATTCGCATGATTCCAATACTCGTGCTTTACCTCAGGACTACAAGTCCAATGCATTGATTACTCAATATGGTAAAGATGGTAGTGCACTTCGTACATACGTGTTTGAAGGAATGTTCCCAGTTAGTGTTGATTCAATTGCTATGGGTTGGGATACGAACGATGCAATACAAGAATTCGGTGTTACTTTTAGTTACGACTTATGGAAAGTCGAAGGTAATACTGGAAACCCAACTACATAATTATATAATTAAATAAAGGTGATATTTTGAAGATTTTTGGCTTTGATGTAAAGAGGGCAGAGGAGGAGACTAGTTTACCAGTTTCTTTTGCCGAACCCTCTAACGATGATGGAGCGATTACCGTTGGTAATGCGCTTGGTGGATTTTATAATACGATATTAGACATGGAAGGTTCTGCTAAAACAGAATCAGAGCTAATCACAAAATATCGCGCTATGGCAATGCAACCTGAGATTAATCAGGCTGTTGATGATATAGTTAACGAAGCAATTAGTGTTGATACTAATGATAGAGTTGTTGAAGTCTCGTTAGGAGAAACAGATCTATCTGATAAAGTAAAGAAGACTATTGTTAAAGAATTTGATAACGTACTTGCGTTGCTTGATTTTACTAACAACGCATATGATATGTTTCAGAAGTTCTATGTAGATGGAAGATTAAATTACCATATTGTAATTGACCCTAAAGATGTTAAGAAGGGTGTTATTGAATTACGATATGTTGACCCACGTAAATTAAAATTAATACGTGAAGTTGATAAAAAGGGCAAAGACCCTCATTCAGGCGTTCCTATTAAGGTAGTTAAGAATGAGTATTACATGTATTCGGAATCAGGATTTCTGAATTCGACTACGGGTGGTTCTGCTGCTCCAGGAAGTAGTACTTCAGGAATTAAGATATCTAAGGATTCTATTGCTAGAGTTACTTCAGGATTAATGAATGAGAATAACAGTTTAGTATTATCGCATTTACATCCAGCAACTAAAGCTTTAAACCAGTTGCGTATGTTAGAAGATGCTGTAGTTATCTATACTTTAACTAGAGCACCTGAACGCAGAATTTTTTATATTGATGTAGGTAATTTACCAAAGAATAAGGCAGAGCAATATCTTAGAGATATGATGGCTCGCCATAAAAACAAACTACAGTATAATTCTAGTACTGGTGAAATGACTGATTCTAGAAAGATGCTAACAATGACTGAAGATTTTTGGTTTCCTCGTAGAGGTGGCGAAAGATCAACTGAGGTAGATACTCTTGCAGGTGGTAATGCTCCTGGATTGAGTAGTAACGAAAACTTAGAGTATTTTCAACGTAAACTATATAAGGCGTTGAAGGTACCTTTATCTCGTTTAGAACCAGAGGCAATGTCAAGCTTTGGTAGAACTTCAGAAATGACGCGTGACGAATTAAAGTTTGGTAAATTTATTAGAAGGATCAGGTCTCGCTTTTCATGGATATTTAATACAATATTAGAAAAGCAATTAATTCTAAAAGGTATTTTAACACCTGAAGAATTCAATGAGATTAGAAACGATCTTAGGTATGACTTTGTTAAAGATAACTATTTTGAAGAGTTGAAAGAATCTGAAATTCTGAGAGAACGATTAAATACTCTCAGAGATATATCTGACTATACTGGAAAGTATTTCAGTCATCAGTGGATTACAAGAAACGTACTTCAAATGACTGACGAAGACATGACTAAGATGGAAGAACAAATCGAGGAAGAAAAAGCCCTTGGTGGACATTCCGACGGCGATGATCCGTATTAATATAAATAAGTAAAAATAAATTAAATATTAGGGACTAAACATGAAAAATTTTAAAGATCTTGTTTCCGAAGTGGCTGAGCCAAAGGCACCTGAAGAGAAGCGCTTTAAGGATCAACATGCCATCGAAGTGATTCCACATCCTGTAGCATTAGATCACCAATTCACGGGCGACATTGAAGGTGTTACACCGACTAAGTTACCTGCTGATAAAGCGGATGATACAAAGGATTACGATAAAGCTTATAAGACAAAAGATGATACAGGTGCTAAACTTGAATCGGCTGAGTCTAATAGGAAATCAATCACTGAGATTCTTGGAGTAAACGCTAAGAAGAAAGAAGACAAGAAAGACGACGAAGACATGGAAGAAGCCATGGAAGCTAGTTGTGGTTGTGGTCCTGACTGTGGTCATTGTGCTGGAAAGCATGAAGCATCAGAGATTGGTGAAACATGTTCTTGCTGTGATAACAAAATCGAAGCCATTAAAGAAGGTGGTTGTTCAAGTACTCTGAAGGCTGAAAAGAAACCAGCAAAGCAAGCAGAAAAGAAAGAGTCTGATACAAAAGCTGCTGATACTTTAGAAAAGCAAGTAAAACCAAAACCTTCACAAGTTACTATTAAAGATTCAAATGGTAAAACAATATCGTTAACGTTCAAAGAAATGTTAGATAAAGTTTCTACAGAAGATGAATTGCTTGAGAGTCCTCAACAAGAAATCCCAATGATGATGAAGCAACTGCATTTTGTTTGCTATGCTGCTGAAGAGATTGGAGACTATCTGAAAACAGAAGGTCAAGATCCTGAAGAGTGGTGGCAGAACAAGTTAGCTGAAGTATTCTCAAATGTTAAATCATTATATGCTTATGCTAAAGGCGAT